TCTAGCCACTTCTCCGCAGGCTGCGGCACAAAACTGGATGCAGCAGCAACAGGCTTTGTTGCAACCAAGCAGGGAACAACAACTCGCTCAGTTGACTAACCAGCAATTCCAGCGCGGTAGGCTAGGTCTAGGCGTAGGAGCCACATCAGGCGCTGGTGGAGTGGCTATGGGGGCTTCTAACCCGCAGATGCAGGCGTACTATAATGCACTCGCACAGCAGGACGCTCAGTTGGCTGCTCAGGCTATGCAGCAGGGTCAAGAACAGACTAAATTCGGTGCTGGCTTGTTTGGCACTGGCGCTCAACTGCTTGGTCAGGTTCCTGCATACCAAGTGGCTGCGTTGTCCCCGTATGAGAAATATCTGGCAGGTGCTTCCACGGCTGAGGCTCTCGGACAGAATCCGTTGGATGTTTCGTCTAACTTGGGCGCACGACAGTCCACCGCAGGCGCTCAGATGGCTAATATTCTTAATACCGCTGCTGCTAGGGCTTATGTGCCAGCACAAGAAGCCGCTACACAGCAACAACAAGCGCTTGGAGCCGGATTGTCAAAACTGTCTGATCCTGTTTCTCAATTAGTTAAATCATTGATGGGTCTTCCAGCTTCTGCTACTCCTACTTGGACTTGGGGAACGAATGACGGAAGTTATATGGATCCTTCTTTTTGGAATAATCCTGATGTTTATGACCAGATGGCAGCAATGGGTCTTACCTAATAAGGAGTAATTATGGCTACAGCAGCAACAGATTTTTCTGGACTATTTGGAAGTAGTCTTCCACCAGAGTTGTTAAAACGGCAGATGTTGGAACAGGAAGCTATTCAACAGGCTAAATTTTCTCCTTCAGAACGATTGGCATATATGGGCGCTAAAGCTGGCGCTCAATTAGGAGAAGGAATTGCGGGAATGTTTGGCGTGGATGTTACAGATCCCCGCGTTAAAAAAGAAACACAACTACGACAACTCGCTCAGGGAATAGATCCGAATAGCGTCGAAGGACTTACAGAGTATGCTAACCGATTGGCTAGAGCAGGCTTTAATGCGGAAGCTTACCAGATTTCAGATAAGATTCGTGCTGCTAGGAAAACTGAATCAGAAATCACTAAAAATTTGCGACCAGAAAAAGTTACAGGAGATGAAAGGTACATTTCTATTTTAACTCAGGCTGAAAAGCTGGCAAGAGAAGGAAAACAGGTTTCTCCTGATCTACTATCGGCAGCAAATATGGCTGCTCAGATGCTTGTAAAACCGCGCTCGTATTTTGATGCAGCAAGTGGACAAACAGTTACTATTCCGGGAACAGATCCTTCAAAAGCATACCCAAATATTTTTAAACAATTTAAGGTAAGTTCTACGGACGAACAGGGACAAACAGGCCCCGAAGTTCCAGAAGCACCTACTGTAGGTAAACCTTCAGCAACTGAGGTAACGGCAGGAAATTTACCATCAACTTCACAGGCTAGACTAGGAACGATTGAAAGCGGTTTAAAAAGACTTGAATCTTCAGGGCCTGAATTGGAAGAATTTTCTAACTTAATAAAAAGCGGTAAAGTTAAATACGATGCTACATCTAATGTTTTTGATTTCTTAGGAGCAGTAGTACCTCCTGCTTTTGGAGCAGCCGAAAAAGGAAACCAAGCCACAAAAGATAAAATTGAAAGAGCTTTAGGCGAACGAGTTAACAATTTGCTACTGATGGCAAAAGGAACTCAAACTGAAGGAGACGCACAAAGAGCCAAAGATCTTATAGCCGGTGCAATGACTAGATACAGTAATGAACGGATGCTAAGTGCTTTAGAGTCTTTAAAAACAGCAGAAGAAAAACTTAAAAAAGAACTAGGCGTTGAAAAAGAAACTTTACTTAAAAAAGGCAGAATTGAAGGAACACCAAAAAAAGAAGTGAGTAAACAAAAACAAGGTGTTAAAAATTATACAGAAGAACAAATGATTAATATGACAATGAACGCTAATCCTGGAAAAACACGAGAAGAAGTAATACAATTTTTAAAATCCTCACAACTTTTAAAGTAAAGGATTAATAATATGGGATTATTTGATACATGGAAAAAACAGTGGGATGAGGCAGGACGCCTTACGGCAGAACAGCTTCAAAAAGAGCGTTTAACAGACATTGAAAAAGGAAAAGTAAACAAAGCAAACGACATAGCTAGAGGAATTATTTTATCAGCTTTAGAAGTAGGAAGAAAAGCAGGTTGGACAAATCAAGAAACACTAGATAAATTTAATACTGCATTAAAAAATCAGCCAGATAAATTAGAATATGATAATAAAGTTATTGGGGCTGCTGGTGAAATTATTGGCGAACTTACAGTTACGGCTCCTTTGGCAACGATTGGTTGGTTTGGCAGTGGCGGTAAAATAGCTCAAATATATAAACAAGGTCTTTTTGGCGGTGCTTGGGAATATTTAACTAATCCAACAAAAGTTAATCAAGATAGAATTGACGAGGCTTTAAAAACAGGAGCTATTACAGCCGGAGCTACGGCTGTTTTAGGATCTGTTGGCAGACCATTAGAAAAAATTACTAATTTTGATTTTAAAACAAATATTCAAACTACTAGAGACGCGGCTAATACTTTAGGCGTTTCTCCTAAACTATTGGGCGATTTTACAGGAAATCAAGCAACTAGAGCAGCAGAATCTCTTAGTAATGTTAGAGGCGGCGGCGCTGTTGAAAGACTTAAAGAAAATGTAAAAGAGCTTGAAGCAGCTTCTGGTAAAATTGAAAATATGTTTACTAAGGGAACTGTTTATTCTGGAGAAGCTGGAAAAAATATCGTAAAAGCTGTTCAAACAAACTATAAAGAAGCGACTACTGAAGGAAACCGTTTGTATGGTATTCTTGATCGAGTGGCTGAACAAAACAACTTAACAAAATTAAATCCAACTGAAACTCGTATAACATTACAAAATATTTTAAGCGATTACAGCGATTTGTTTAGAACCCTTGAGCGTCCTGCTTTAGAAGCTAAATTAAATGCCATGTCTGGAAAAGTTTCCGCACAAGAGATAAAACAACAAGCAGGAATGATTTTAGATGTATCTGGAAAACCTTTTATACCCGAAATAAAAGGATTAATGGAATTTACTTTTAAAGATATGAGAACCACCAGAGAAGCATTAACAGACGCGCTGCAAGCTGCTAAAAATTCTAATAAATTAGGAAGTAAAGAAGTAACTAAAATTAGTGATGTTATAACAGCAATGGATAAAGATATTGATGCGTGGGGAAATACAGTATCTCATAATTCTAATGTTGCAGGTGCGTGGCAAAAAGCGCGGGATTGGTGGAAAGGAAATGTTATTCCACTCCGGGATGCAGATTTAGCAATAGCCTTAATTAAAGATCCAAACTCTGGAGAATTAAAAACCGATATTTCTAAGTTGGTTGGAAATATTGTATCTTCAGAAACTACTGGACAGGAAGGCGCTAAAAGAGCGGCGACAATGATTGCAAAAGTTTTGCCAGAAGAAGTTAAACAAGATGTTGTAGCAGCTACTTTTAGTACAGCAAGAAAAGAAGCAACAGATGCCGCCGGTAATTTTAATCCAGTAAAATTTTCTACCTTTTTACAAAACAGAAAACAAAATTTACAGCCTTTTGTAGACGATAATATAGATGCAATATTAAATAAATTTAATTATCTTTCTAATAGAATGTCTAGAGAAGCGGGATCAGCTTTTAAAGCATCAGATGAAGCTGTTACAACAGCCGGAAGGGTTGCAGTCGGATCAGTAATGGGCGGCCCTGCGGGAGCAGTGGTTGCGGCAATTCCAACTAATAGGCTTTTAGAAGCACTATCTCGTAATGCGTTTGATACAAAAACAGGAAGATCAATAATGTTAGCTGCAAAAAGTTTAGACGATCTTCGACCATTAATTACAGGGGGTATACTATCTGCGCCGGAGCAGCAACAAGAAACAACAACAACAACGGATAAAGTAGATAAAGAAAGTTCTTTTGTTTTACCGCAAGAACTTGAACAAACAATCGCAGAAACACCTAAATCTTCTTTTGTTTTACCAAAAGAATTAGAACAATCACAAATGGATGTAAACAGACAAAATATTTTTAATCAGGAATTACAAGAAAGTATGAAAAGATCTATGGAGGCACAACAAACTGGAAATATACAAAATCAAGAAAGAGCCGTAGGAGATATTTCTGCTCTTTTAAGAGAAGCACAGCGTAATAATATTCCGTTAAGTGTAAGATAAATAATCATGCTAACCCTACTATCAACAATAGTGTCTTTCCTCATGGGAGGACTACCAAAGATCCTGGAATTCTTTCAAGACAGGTCTGACAAGGCTCATGAGCTACAACTAGCACAGCTACAAATTCAACGCGAAATGGAGCTTAGAAAGCTGGGCTACGAGGCTCAAGAGCGCGTGGAAGCTGTGCATACAGAGCAGATAGAGCTTCAGACTAAATCTGCGGAGAAAACAGCCATAATCTCCGCACAACAAGCAGAGATGCAGGCTATCTACGCCCACGATACCAGCCTAAATGAGGGTACTTCACAGTGGATGCGTAACCTGAGGGCTTCTGTGCGTCCTGTGATCACTTATGGCTTCTTTTTCCTGCTATGCGCCATTGATGCTGCCTTGATATACAAAGGTATGTCTTCCGGTGTGCCCTTTGCTGACCTAGCAGAGCATTTGTGGGACAACGAAACCCAGGTGCTGTTTGCTTCTATTATAGCTTTCCATTTTGGTGGCAGAGCGTTTGGTAAATGAAAGTAGATTCTAGTAATCTGATTCACGCGCATCGAGTAAGCGAACAGGCTTATTTGTGTCACGCAAAAAACCTGAAACGAATGCAGGCTATGGTAGACGAGGAAGCTAAAAAGATTAAAGAATTAAATGCTAAATGTGCGGCTAGGGAACGAGAGGCTAATCTTACAACTGGACGAGTAGATGTTACAGTATGAATGTAAGCGACAAAGCCATTAAGATGATAATGCACCATGAAGGGCTTAGACTCAAGCCTTATAGGTGTCCCGCTAAACTTTGGACTATAGGAGTTGGTCATGTTCTGTATCCCGATCAAGGTAAGATACCTCTTAATGAAAGAGATAGTTATCAGCTTCGTCCAGAGGACAATAGAGTTTTCACACAAGAGGAAGTTAATAACATCCTGAAAGCAGACCTTAGAAGGTTTGAGCAAGGTGTGTCTAGATACATAACAGTCGAACTAAATCAGGGAATGTTTGATGCCCTTGTGTCCTTCTCCTTCAATGTAGGCTTAGGTACGCTACAGAGATCTACTCTGCGGATGAAACTAAATCGAGGAGACAAAGAAGGCGCGGCAGAGGAACTAATGAAGTACTGCATGGCTGGAGGGAAGGTATTAAGAGGACTCCAAAACAGACGCATAGACGAAAAGAATTTATTTCTGAGTTAACAAAAAAGCCCTCATAAGAGGGCTTAATTGTTTAGAAGATAAAATATAGTGTAATGATTCCTAAATAAAGATAGATTATCGGTCTAGTTTCAGAATTAAAGTCTGGTTCCTTGCCTTCTTCAACCATGTGAATTGAATCAGCCGTAAGACCAAATATTAATCCACCGTTCCATTGGTAGTTAACTGTAATGTCCATCAGAATGCTACCTCACAAGCGCCAGCAGTACAACTAAGCATCTGCGCTCCTTCGACATTATCAGTCCCTTCGGTGAACTGCTCCCAATCAATGGAGTTAGGCATCTTAGCCACGAAAGCCTCATACTCGGAAGAATTAATCTCTTCGTATGGGGCTTGTTTGTATGTGCCGCCATCGTAAGGCAGGTAAGACACGCCTGTAATCTCATCAAACTTTTCCCAAGTCCATGCCCCTACTTTAGGCCACTCATTCTCGTTCACGGAAATGGTCACGGAAGGCTTATGCTCACACCAGTGGCGCTGATAAGTTAACCAAAGTTCCAGATGCTCGATAGCTGGTAGTTCCTCACGCAGTTTAGCCCCAGCGCCAACCTTCTGAGGAAAACTGAACACAGTGGTGCTGTCTGGCTTCATCACACATGGCTCTGAAGGAAATCCCTGAGACTTCAGAAAGTTTGTCAGAGGATCTTTATTGTCAGAACGGACACGGCGAATATAATACTGACTATGTTGGGGATGGATACCACTAGCAGTTCCTGTAAGCTGAGATACAGTGCCTTCCGGTTTAACACAAGTAATAGCTGCGCTGACAGGGATACCAAGAGCGTTAGCAAACTCAGCATTAGTAGCAATAGCGACATTCTTTAGTTCCTCCAAGCGTTTAGGTAGTTCAGGATCAAAAGCGTTGTTCAAAAGCGCATTATCCAGGATACCTGTCATAGATACGCCCAAGAGACGCTCCTCTTCAGTGTTATGCTGCCATATCTTCCTGAGATACGGAAAATGGGTCATGGTCGATTGAAATGTTCCCAAAATGGTAGCAAGACGGACTTTATTCCGAAGGATATCCATAGTATCGCTGCTACGAACAACAACAGAAGATAGGTTACAAAACTGATAAGGACGAAGGATAATTTCACTGCAAGGATTAGTGCCCCACTCTTTATCCACTGCCCTACGGTTGTTTTTGCTGGCTTGTAGTTCTGATGCATAACGGTTAAATATTCCCCTTTCACCGGAGTGAGATTCATAGATGTTAGACCACTCACGCATGAACTGACCTACATCAGGTTTAACCTCATAAACTGCTGAATTATTAGCCAACGCTCGTTGACCGTTACCGTCCCACCAGTTACCTGCCTTAGCGTGAGCCATACGATCATCGTTAAGGTCTGATAGGGAAATCATTGCACTACGGCGCACTCCACCAACGACAACAACTTCCCCGATTTTACAGAGAATATCGTGGCACTCGATTGTGTGCAACTTACGCCCAACAGCGCCTTTGAACTTATTAACCACATACTTGAACAGAT